GCCCGGGGCCGGGCCGGGCTTGATCCGGCCGAGCCAGTTGATTCGGTATTCCATGTCGCAGCGGCAGCCGATGACGTCCTCGCCCCTCGCCCCAAGGCTCGTGTCCATAGGGTGCAGCATCCGAGCCCCGGTGATAGCCCGGAACGGCTGGGTCAGGCCCGGGGCCGTCTTCCTGTCGAGGACCGCGTGCGACCGCCTCACGCGGAAGTCCCGGCTCGCGTTCCAGACCCGGGTGATCTCGTCCTCAGTGAACTTCCCGTCCTCGACGGCCTGCTTATAGGCCTGGCGCTTGGCGGCCTGTAGCGCGCCCATCGCTTCGACCCGGCCGATAGTCTCGGCGCGCAGGGCTTCGAGGCGGGTCTGATAGGCGACGATGGCCTTCCGCTGGGTCTCCGCCGGAATAGGCGTCCCGTCCCGCAGCGCACGCTTCACGGCCGGGTCGAACGTCTTATTCCGCCGGGCTCGCGTCAGGTAGGCCTCCAGGTCAGCCGGGGAGCCCGAGGCCAGTTCCCGGCGGGCGTTGGTGACATAGGCGGCCTGTGGGCCGGTCAGGCCGAGCAGGCCGCCGACCCTGGCCCCCGACGCACGGTCGACCCGGCCGACAATCTCGATGGCGGCGGACCGGGGGTGGTCACCCCGTGCCATAGCGGCCGTGAGGGCCGCCCTGACGCCCTCCCGGGTGTCGTTGGTGATGGCGGTCACCAGACGGGATGATTCGCGCTGTAGCCACCTCTCGGCGGCCGGGTTGCGCCCGTTGAACCGGATGCCCAGCACCACCCCGTCAGGGCGGCGGAGCGGCATGAAGCCCACGGCCGCGACACCACCCTCGATATAGGCGGCCCGGATCGTCTCCAGCATTGCGTTGAACGCGGCCGGATCGAGGTTCAGCGCCCGGATCGCCTCGTTCAGGTCGTTCTCGAAGATGGCCGTCACCAGCCGTTCGAACTGCGCCGCCGCCCGGAGGTCCGCGATAGCCGACCGGAAGGCCTCGGCGATCCGGGGTCCGAACTGCGCTTCGAGACGGTCGAAGACGGCTTGCTGCTGGCTGGCGTTCATCCGGGGCTCCTCGCGCCCGGTATCCTTACCAGCGAAAAGGCCCCAGCGCGAACCAGCCCCGCTCCGGATCAACGCGCCCTCGCAGGATCGAGAGGACTCCCCAGAGCAGGGCTTGGCGGCTAGGACGTCCCCTCGACGTCAGGTCCCGTGGTCGGTCCCGCACCCCGGCCGCGACGATGGCCCGCTGATCGAGGTTCAGGTCGAGGACCCCATGCGCCTCGGCCCGGAGCCGCTCGGCCTCATCCAGGTCCCCGGCCAGATAAGCGGCCTGCGCCGCGTGCGTGATTGACAGCAGCTTGAGCCAGGAGGCCGACGCGAGGACGAGGGGGCTCGGAGCCGTCAACGGCGGCAGACGAGGTCGTGATAGACCGTGACGCCAGCGGGCCGGAAGGGGTTCGCCACGACGATGCTGAACCGGGAGCCGTCCGCCTCGATCAGGGTGTCGGTCAGGGCCGGGGTCAGGGTCAGGCCGGAGACCGACAGCACCACCCGCTTATCGGTCGCCTTGATTCGCGTCCCGTCGACCTGTCGGGCGTCGATGTCGAGGACCGCAAAGGTGGCCGGGGACGTGTCCGGGGTTCCCCGGGTGGGGTTGTGGGCCGGGCCGGTCATGACGGGACGCGACAGGCTGCCGACCTGGCCGAACTCGGCGATCAGTTCGGCCGCGTCGGCCGCGTCCTCGGCATAGTCGTTCTTATCGGTCAACGTCGCACCGCCTCGCCCACCAGACCGTTGCTGGAGCCGACCGCGAGCAGGCCGGTCAGGAGATCGTCGACAGCCAGCAGGGCGGGCCTGTAGGCGGCGAGAGAGGCCCCCGGGGCGAAGAACTCCTTCCGCAGGGAGCCGATGCCCTTCGACTTGACCTGACGCGTGGCGTTGACGACCGGGGCCATCGCGCCGGGGGTCGCAATCTCAAGCTGGGTGACGACCGCCGTCGCCTGCTCGATCTCGGTCGGGATCGTATCGAACGCGACAGCGTCACCCTCGCGGTCGACGACGTCGTGACGGGGCCAGGCAAGAGACTGCGCCCGGCGGTTCGTCCGGTATCCCGCGAAGGTGTAGCCCTGCGAGACGAACTGCGTCGCCCGGCGAATGGCCGCCTCGATCAGGGTATCGGACGGCACGGCCACACCCCGGGCGCTCGCGAAGCCCTTGTAATAGGCCACGCTGATAAAGGCGTCGGCGGTCGCAGCGCCCGGGGTGACGATCAGGGCCACGACCTATTCCTCGTCGAGGACGACGGGCTCGCCGCGAGCGAAGACCGGCTTGTGGTCGTTCTCGCGGTCGGCGTTGATCTCGCGGAGAGTCAGGCCGCCCGCCTCCTCCAGCGGAACGTCAGGGTCGACCGGGGCCTTCGCCTTCCGACCGCTCTTGGCAGGGGCGGGCGCCGGGGCGGGTTGCGCCGCCTCGACGCCCTGGCTGACCTGAAACACGGGGACACCGGCCGCCAGATATTCCGCCTCGATCTGGGGATAGGCCCCGTCGAGGTAGACCTCGGACGTGTCGGCTTCCGGGCCGGAGTAGAAGCCCGGGTTGCGGTAGCGAGCGCCCTCGGGAGCCCGTTCGTTGTTCTCGCCATAGATCAGCTTCACGGCGTCGTCTCCGGTTGCGGTGGGGTTGGTGGGTTTACTCGGCGGGCTTTTCAGCCTGCGCGGCCTTCGCAGCCTTCGCGGCCTTGGCGGCTTCGTATGCGGCCTTCTTCTCGTCGAGGGTCATGACGGCGGCCTCGTCGAGGATTTCATAGGTTCCCTCGGGGGCGGCGTCATAGTCGGCGCGGTTGATGATCCGATAGTCTTCGCCGTCCTTCACTTTGACGGTTTCGCAGCGTTCGTTGGCGGGGTCGATCATGGCGGCATGTCCTTCAGTAGGCGGTTGTGGGGTTCAGCGAAGGCCGGACCCTAAAACGAAACCGCCCCCCCGGCAAATGAACCGAGGGGGCGGCGATAGGGTCGGGTGGGGCTTAGCCCTTCAGCAGGCCGATGTTCTGGCCGTTCGGGGCTCCCCAGCCCCAGGCGACACCGACCTCCCAGCGGGCGCGACGGTATTCCTTGTAGTGCCGGATTTCGAACGACAGGCCCGAGACAGGGTCGGTGACCATACGGGCGTCGGTCGCGGCGTCGCCGCCGTCCGGTTCAGCAGGCGCGCGGGCGGCGAGCAGGAGGGCGTCCTGCGTGAAGCCCAGGTTCGGCGTGTAGGCCGCGTCCTTGGTGATGGCCGCGTTATCGGCGACAGCCTGGCGCAGGCCGGGACCGGCGATGACCAGGGCGGTGCCGGTGAGCGAGACAACCACATACTGGTTCGTATCGCCAGCGAAGGTGATCGTGTCGCCGTTCAGGTAGGTCCCGGTGCCGGTGTCGACCGTGATGGCGGTCGCGCCGACCGGGTAGCCCGAGGCGTGGTTCACCAGGTAGCCGGAGCCGGTGCCGGTCGCCCGGGCCACGACGCCCGCGCTGTAGCCGATGCCGAAGCCGGAGACATTCGCCATCGATCGGTCGCGCAGCAGGGCGTCGGTGCCTGCCTCGTTCACCTTGAACAGAATCTTCTGCTTGCCTTCGAGGTTGAAGCGAGCGTCCGAGCCGACGACCAGCGAGCGGCCGAACATAGGCGAGCCGTTCTGGTCGAGGATGCGGTTCAGGCCAGCGAAGTCGGTGAAGTCGTCGGCGGTGCCGAACGGCGCGGTCCCGGCGGTGCCGTAAGCGCGCGAGGCGGCGGCCACAGCGGCGGCCACACCGTCAGCCTCGATCTCGTTCGACAGGACACGGAAGGCCTGGGCGAACTGCTGGGCGAGAACGAGGTTGTAGGTAGTGCCGTTGGCGCCGATAGCCAGCTGCTCCTCACCCGACCAGCGGACGGGCGAATACTTCGACTTGCTGATCGTCAGCGGGATGGTCGTGGGCGCGGTGTCACCGTCATCGGGCGGGATCGAGCCCGGGACGATGTTGTTGGACGTGGCCGGGCCGACCACCGGCACGTTGAGGACTTGGTTCAGGGCAACGCGCGAATAGTTGGCGTCACGCTGAACGGCGGGGATGAGGCCGATCATTTCACGCGAAACGACCCGGAGGCCCGCGTAAATCGACGGCAGAACGGCGGTGATGGTGTTTGCCACGGCGGGCGCTCCTTCAGGATGAGGGGGGAGGGTTCAGTCGATGCTCGGGGTCATCCGACCCCCTTAGCGCCTTCCGCCACTACGCGTCCGGCTCAAGCCCCCTGGGAGGCCGCACAAGGGCAACACCCCTGTTCAGGCGGGAACATACGGAAAAGCGGGAGTTTGCGCTAGTGGCCCCTTCCAGGACGAAAAAGGCCCCGGGTTTTACACCGGGGCCGCAGTCGAAACGCTCGGGAGGGTCGGGGGCCTAGTCGGCGACGGTGAACCCCGTCTCCATCTTCGTCATCTGCTCGGCCGGGCTCAGGGCGTCGAACTGCGCAGTCGTCAGGACCTTTCCGCCGCCGCCGCCCGGGCCGCTATGCTCGGCGCCGGTCCCGCTGTTCCCGGTCCCCTTCAGGATCGAGTTCTTGTTCGGGTAGAGGTCGACCAGCATCTCGAAGGCCTCGTCGAAGGAGGCCACCTCGCCGGGGCGTGCCTTGCTGTAGAGTTTGTTTCCGTCCGGGCCGTATGCGACCGGGCGGCCGTCCTCGATCTTGAACGCCGATCCGAACCGGGCCTCGGCGATGTCCGAGGGGATAGCCAGCTTCTCGGCCGCGAACTTCGAGCGCGCGAACCCGCCGCCGATCAGTTCGGCGTTCAGGGCCTTCTCCAGCTTGTCCGCCTTCTCGACGAACGGCCTGAACTCGTCCTCCTTCGCCTTGATCGCGGCGGCGATGGCGGCGTCGCGGTCACCGGCTGCGATCAGGGACTTCTCGTCGAGGGCGGACACGGTCGCGAGGGCTTTCTTGGCGGCGGCCGGGTCGGTGATTCCCTCGAAAGCCTTCAGGGCGGTCTCGGCCGTGTCCTTGGCCTCGCGGTTGGCTTGGTTCTCGCGGTTCAGCCGGGCGATGGTGGCGGTCGTCCCCGGGGCGTCGAAAGCGATCTGCTTCCCGTCGTCGGCCACAAACACGGGCTTGCCGTCCTGGACCTGGGCATAGGTGACGCCTTCGATCTCGATGGTCTGAAGTTTCATTGTCGCGTCTCTCTCCGGCATCCGCCGGTCTTAGCGCCCCGCGTTTTACGGTCGGGGCAGGGTCACCCGCTCTAGGCGGGATTGGCGGGGTCGTCGACCGAATCATCTGCCGGGTCGTCGACCGGATCATTCTGGGGGTCAGGCAGGGCGCTGGTCAGGTCGTCGCCCGAATCAGGGTCCGGCATTTCCTCGATCAGCCGCTCGCGCTCGCGCTCGGGGTCGAAGTCGGCCGACAGGGTTCCGCGCCGCTTGCGCTCCTCCCAGAGGGTTTCGCGGGACAGGTCGCCGTTCTCGCGCATCGCCGTGAGGGCGGCCTGGTCGGTCGCGGCGTCGCCGTTGCCGACGTCGAAGTCGGTATAGATGCGGACCTCGGAGGTTGCGTCCTCCTTCAGCCATTTCGACGTCATGACGAACGCCTGCTCCAGGGCGTCCTTCAGGTTCAGGGCGGCGGCCTTAATCGCGCTGTTCCCCTTCTGGGCGGCGAAGGCGGTCGTGATGACGGTCAGGTTCCCGCTGTCGGCGGTCAGGGGCTGGCGGCCGATCTCTCGAAGCTGCTTCTCGGTGTTCTTCACGTCCTCGGCGAGGAACCGGATATTTTCGGCCGAGGGCTCGATCCAGACCCACTCGCCGTGGTTCCCGCTTTCGCCGGACGGGGGCGCATACAGGACCGACCGTGGGCCGACCGGGACCGGCGCGACCTTGCCGCCCTCCATCGCCGGGGCGACGCCGTTGCCCGCGAGCATGGCATACGCCGTGAGTTCCTTGATGCTCTTGAGGCCGGTTTCCTGCTGATAGTGCTCGATCTGGATGTCGAGGGCGTCGTTCAGCATCGGCTGGAAGCGGTATCCCGAGCCCTTGCGGCGCCCGGTGACGAACGGGACCATCGGGATGATGCCGATGTCGACAGCGCCGCCGCCGATCTGCTCCCAATCAGGGAGGCCGAGGCCCGCCGCGTTTTCCTTCTTCTGCATCAGGGACCACGTGGCGGGTGAGTAGCCGACGACCCGGTTGCCCATCATGATCGGTGCCCGGTCGAAGATGCGGACCCGCTCTTTCGTGACCTCGCCGTATCCCGACCTCACCGTGACGTCCTCGCGGAACCGGATATGGACCGGGACCTCCTTTCCGCCGACCGTGCCGGAATAGGCCGCGATCATCCGGGTCTGGGGGACGTGAACCCAATACGGGCGAAGACCCTGCGCCTGCTCCTCGGCCGCCGTCAGGACCCGGCCGGTCGTGTTAACGGCCTGGGTGTAGTCGACCAGAATCCAGTCAACCGCGTTCGCGAGGCCGGAGAAGAACGTCGAGGCCGCGAAGACGTGAAGGTTGTTCCCACGCCCGTCGATGTCCTCGACTAGGGCCTTGATTCGGTCGGACGCCCCCTCGTCGGATAGCTGGACCTCCTCGGCAAAGGGCTTGCTGGCGAGGTTCTCGATGATGTCGCGGAAGATGTTCGTGAACTTCGCGTTGTTCAGCCGGTATTTGTAATCGACGTCGGTCTCCTGGACCATCTTCGGAAGATAGGCCTGACCCGCCTTCCGTATGGCCTCGGCCCCGTCGAGGACCGCCGTCACCTTGTCGAGGTAGGGCCTCGCGGCCTGAATATCGCCCGCGAGTTGGTTCGGGCCTGGGGTGACGGTGGGCATGGGGCGTTCCTAGCACGGGCGAGCGGCGGCGCCGTTGTAACCCGCGCCGCCCTTCTCGTCACCTATCGCGTGGCGCTGCCGTAGGTCCCGAACAGGGCGACCGCCGCCTGCGGCTTCACGAGGCGGCCGAATGCGCCGGACGAGGCGTCGACCTGATCCTTGAACGTGCCGGAGGGGAAGACGCAGAGTTCGTCGAGGTAGTCGTTAATCCAGGCCCCCTCGATCAGGGTGACATTGCCTGCCTGACACTGCGCCGAGAACGGTTCGGCCCGGGTGACCTTGTCCCCGGTCTCGGGCTCGGCCCGGACGTTGTAACCGGCGAGGCCCGCGACGAAGTCCTGCTTCTGGACCTTGCCCGCCTGGCCCGGGTCCTGGGGGAGGGAGATCATCGTCTCGACCCCGTCGATGGCCGCGACCGCGCTGATAAGGCGGCGGACCTCGGCCCCCTCCTCCTGGGTCTTCACGACGTGGCCGACGACGTATCGCCCGTCCGGGGTGCGGCCCATCTTGACGCCTGCCGTGCGGGCGGCCGTTGCCTTCCGGGTCGCCGCGAGGTCCCAATGCCGGACCCAGACAGTCCCGGCCGGGGCCGCCTTGATGATCTTCCCGTCGAACCAGTGCCGCTTGAACAGGCCGCCTTCGCGCGGGACCGGGCGCTGCTGATATTGACCGGCCCAGGAGAAGGCCGAGACGTTTTTCAGCTTGTCGACCGCCTCCCGGGGCATCCTGACCGGGTCCATCAGTTCGCCGTCGTTCTTCCGGGGGTCGACCCAGCCGAGGGGGGTCGGCTCGGCCCGGCCGGGCTCGGCCTCCATAGGGATCATTAGGTGCCAGAACCCGAGGTCGTGGGCGAGCAGGGCGCCGGTCAGGTCCTTCTCGTGCAGGCGCTGCATGACGATGATGATGGCCGACGTCGTCTGGTCGTTCAGGCGGTTCAGGCCGCCCTCCAGGAACAGACGCACGGCCTCGGTCCGCTCGGCCTCGGATTCGGCTCCCTTCAGGCTGTGGGGGTCGTCGATAATCAGGCGGTCGCCCCGCTTGCCGGTGATCGAGGCGAAGGGGACGCCCTCCCGGGTGCCGGTCGCGCTGTTCGCGAACGACGTCTCCCCGGCGCGTTCCATGACGACCTCGGGCCAGAGAGTCCGAAACCATTCCGACCGGATCAGGTCCCGGGTCTTCCGCGTGTCCCGCTTCACGTTCTCCTGTTCGAAGGATGAGGTCAGGAATCGGCTCGACCGCTTTCCGAACGGCCCCCACTCCCAGGCCTGCCACAGCACCGAGACGATCATCGACTTCGACGACCCGGGCGGGACGTTGATGATGCCCCAGGGCGACAGGCGGCCCTCCGATACGGCCTGAAGATGGTCGCACATGGCGTCCAGGTGCCAGGACCACTTCAGGGGGTTGCTCGGCTCCAGGACGTACCAGGCCTCGCGGACGAAGCCCGATAGGGTCTGGCAACGGAACCGGATCGCCTCGGACCGGGCGACGAGGTCAGACTGGTTCTGGATCGTCTCCCGCCGGAGCCTCTCCGCCCGGATCGCGGCCAGCGTCCCCGGTTGAAACAGGTTCGGCGCCGAGGCGGATGCAGAGGCGTTCATAGGCGTCGAGTTCCTCGGTCGAGAGTTTGGTCAGGTCGACGGTCTCGATAGGCCGTCCGTCCTTGCCGGTGTGTTCATGCGCCTGCCGGTCGGATTGGCCCAGCCATTGCTTCCCGAGCCAGATTTGCATGGCGACGTTCTTCTCGGCCATCGCCCACTGACGACGGCGCAGGCTCATCTTCCCCTGACCCTTGCCGTCCTCGTAGGCCTCCCGGGCGGCCGGGTTGTCCTTGAAAAACTTCGTCAGGGTCGGCTGGCTCACGCGGAACACCGCCTGGACCTCCCGCTCGCTCGCCTGGATCGAGCCGAGGCCCGCAAGCTGCGCCAAAGTCTTTTCGTCAGCCTTCAGGAGAGGTGGCCGACCACCGGCCCCTTTTATAGGGGAGGGGCTCAAAGGTTCAGGCTCGTCGGTCATATCGGCTCCAGCCCGCCCTTCGGCGGTAATGTTACCAGCCTCATACCATATTCGTTATTCTGTAGGGGTATTTTGGCGTCGGGCTTCAGGATCAGCTTCTGGCGCTTGAAGCCGGAGTAATCGACGTGGTGGTGAACCCGTCCCCAGCGCATGGCGACAGTGGCGACGTCAGGGTGGACGCGGGCATAGTTCCGGGCGGGGCCGGAGCCGGTCGACTTCGTCAGGCCCAGGTCGTCGCAGAGTTCGTACGAGGCCTTCAGGCCCATATCCATTTCGATCACGTCCGCCAGGAGGCCCATCGACGCAACGGCCGCGCTATAGTCCGATGCCTGCTCTGGCTCGACCACGACAAAGTGCCGGACGCCCATGCGGGTCAGGACCTTCGAGGTTATCATATAGGCCGAGCGGCCCTTGCTGACGATGTAGAGGGGAAACCGGGGCTGCATCAGACCCTCCTGTTGATTGTGCGGGCGCCGGGGAGGGTCTTCACGGCCATGCCGTATTCGTTGACGCCAGGGGTGATCTGGACATCCGGCTTCAGGATCAGCTTGTTCGCCTTGAAGGGCCGGAAGTCGACAACGTGATGGGCGCGGTTGAACCGATAGGCCAGCTTGGCGACGTCCGGGTGCAGGCGGACGATCATGGCCGACTTGGATTCCGTCCCCTCGCCATAGAGTTCCTCGGTGTTCCCGCCCTTGGTGTGCTGGGTCCTGATCTTGTCCTGAAGAAAGGCGTTGAACTGGATCGTACACCACCCGGCCTTCAGCATCCGCAGGGACAGGTCCAGGTCTTCGTTATAGCGCCCCCGCCAGCGGAACGGGGCGTCGGTGCGGATCAGGTTGCAGGAGAACAGCCGGGTGTTGGCGTTGAAGGGCGGGAGTCTCCCGGACTTGCGGGGGGCGAACATTTCATACTGAGGCCCGGCCATCGAGACGTTATGATAGCGCAGGACGAAGTCCTCCATGACGCGCAGGGGCGTCCCGTCTCCGCAGGCGATCTTGGTGTTCCGGTTCAGCCGATAGAAGTTGTTTATGTTGTCGTCGATGACCCAATGGAAGGCGGCGCCGGAGGCCTCGGCGTGAGCCCACGCGAAGTTGCGGGCCGGACCTGAGCCCCGGCTCTTAGTGCCGCCAAGGTCGTCACACGTCTCGTAATCCCGCTGGAAAGCCGGGTCCAGAACGAGGAGCCGAGAGCGATCGACGTGGGCCGCATACGCCTCCAGTTCCTGGGCCTCGACCACCGCGAAGAATGGGACCCCGAGCCGCTCCAGCAGCCGGATAGTCACTCGGCCCTCGTGGCGGCCCTTGGTGGGGATATAGATGGGAAACTGAGGCTGAGGCACGGCGGCTATCCGGCCAGGTCTTCCGGCTCGTCCGGCTCGCCCTCCGAGACATACCGCTTGTCGGCATAGGTCTCGATCTCGATTTCCGGGAACCACATGAACTTCGTCTTGTCGGTGAAGGTCCGGCCGGTCAGCTTGGCGAAGGCGTCGACCGAAGCCTGATCCTTCATGTGGACGACGATTGACCTAAAGGGTGTCTTGTCCTCGTTTTCGAAGGAGGGCATCCCCTGCCAATGTTCGGCCGGGTCGTTCTCCCCTTCCTGCCGCTCAAGCAGGAAGTTCTGGAGTTTATCACCGAAGCCCAGCACGTCCAGGTCCAGTTCGCTGCCGAGGTCGAGCAGTTCGACCCGCAGGAGGTCCAGGTCCCAGCCGCTGTTCTCCGCCAGCCGGTTATCCGCGATGACGTAAGCACGCCGCTGGGCCTCGGACAGGTGGGCTAGAACGATCACAGGGACTTCGGGGAGCCCAAGGGCCTGCGCGGCGAGGACGCGGCCGTGGCCCGCGATAATACCGCCCCCGGCGTCGATCAGGACGGGGTTCGTGAAGCCGAACTCGGTGATACTGGCCGCGATCTGCTGGACCTGGGCCTCGCTGTGGGTCCGGCTGTTTCGGGCATAGGGGACGAGGGAGGCGACGGCCCGGGGTTCAATCTGCATCTGGGTTCTCTGCGTGTGGCGGAGAACCCAGATAGCAGGAGCCGGGCCGGGCGTCACGCCGGGGCGACGACTGCTCGGGCTAGTCGGGTCACGCCCCGGCCTCCCCGTTCCGGGCGTCGATGACGTCCGCCGCCTGTAACAAGGCAGCCGCAAGGCTGCGGGCCTGTTCGGTCGTCAGGTAGGAGCCCTGGGGGTTCGACGTGCCGACATACATGAACCAGCCCGGCTCGCGCATCGACGTCTCGACCTCGAACAGGTCACCCTCGAAGTCGGTCGAGGCGAAAATCATTTCCCGCTGTTCGTGAGTAGGGTTTAGCGAGAGCGGCATCAGTCGACCTCTGCCGCCAAGGCCTCGACGACCGCATCCCGGGCGGTCTCAACGTCCGGCAGGAGATACCCAGCGTGGTTCCAGATTACGGTGTTGAGGATCGCCGGGATGATGCCGAAATCATAGGCATGGCCGAACCGGGTCTCCTCGGGGATCAGTTCGAAGACGGCGAGGGCATAGGGCGCCAACGCGATGGCGTGGTGGCGCATCGTCAGCGACCCCGCGTCCTCGAAAGCCGGGGACGTCGAATCCATCCGGGCGTCGATCATCGCCTCGTAAAGGCAAAGGGCCGCCTCGACCTGGAGGGTCGTGTAGGCGGATTCCGGGGCGCGGGCGGGAGGAACCCGGCGGACGAGGAAGCGGTCGCGGCCGTCCGGCTGGGCGACGCACTGGCCGTTGCGGCCTGCTTCGATAGTGGTGCCGGTGGCGTCAGCCTCGGCCTCGGCGCGGCTGCGGGGCTCGCCGATGGTGACGCCGAGGACGGCGTCGTGAACGGTCCAGAGGGGTTCGGTCATGGCTCAGGCTTTCTCGCCGGGGTGGGGCCACGTCAGGGCGCTGGTCGACAGGGCCGGACCCATGCGGAGGAGCATGTCGATGGCCCGGGCGGCGGGCGGCGTAGGGCCGTCTGCGGCGTATTTCTGGGCCGTCCTGCGGGAGACCCCGAGCCAGCGCCCGGCGGCCTCCTGGGTCAGGTTCAGGGTCGCAAGGGCGGCGCGATAGGCGGCAGCGTTCATGTGGAGGTCTCCTGTTGAGATTGGCACCAGATGATGGTCTGAAGCAGGCCGTCCTGGAGGTTGGTGGTGGGCTTCCAGCCGAGCAGGGCTGCGGCCTTGCTGACGTCCGGGCAACGGCGCCGGGGGTCGTCCTGCGGGAGCCGCTGGTTGACGATCATCGAGGGTGATCCGGTCATCATGATGATCTGGACCGCCAGCTGCATTACCGAGAGCTCCGCCGGGTTGCCGATATTCACCGGCCCGGGCTGAGGGCCGTTGTGCTCCATCAGAGCCACGAGGCCCTCGATAGTGTCCTGAACGTAGCAGAGCGAGCGGGTCTGGTCACCGGGTCCGAACACCGTCAGTTCTTCGCCCCTCAGGGCTTGGTCGATGAAGCTGGAGACCACGCGGCCATCGTCCGGGCGCATCCGGGGGCCGTAGGTGTTGAATATGCGGGCGATCCGGACCTCGCACCGCTGGTGACGGTCAAAGTCCAAGCAGAGCGACTCGGCGGCCCGCTTGCCCTCGTCGTAGCAGGCCCGGGGTCCGGTGACGTTCACGGCCCCGAGGTAACTCTCCCGCTGCGGATGCTCCTCGGGGTCTCCATAGACCTCGGAGGTCGAAGCCTGGAGGTATCGGGCGCCGTGCTGGGCCGCCAAGGCCAGGAGCTGCTGGGCCCCGACCACACACGTCAGCATCGTGTGCTCGGGGTTCCGCTGATAGACCGGCGGGGAGGCCGGGCAGGCGAGGTTATAGATGCGGTCGAACCTCTCCCGCAGGACCCACGAGGGGAGGGGCTCGGTCACGTCGTGACTCCAGAAACTGAAGCTGAGTGATGCTTCAGCGTTCGTCAGGTTCTGGAGCCGACCCGTCATCAGGTTGTCCAAGGCCGTGACGTCGTGCCCCTCCCGGGTGAGCCGGTCACAGAGGTGAGAGCCGAGGAAACCGGCACCACCGGCCACGAGGATTTTCATGGCTTAAGGTCCTGAAGGGAGGCCAGCTGGGCGGCCGAGAGGATGGACGAACCACCGGAGGCGAGCCGGGCGCGCGTGGCGCAGCGGCGATGGAGATTCCAGCCGCGACCACCGGCCGGGTTCTTCTCATAGACCCCGGCCCCGACCTCGACGGTCTCGTTACAGGCGCGGCAGGGGCCGGGGTGTTTGTTCTTCATCAGACGGCCCGGACGGTGACGAAGTCGCAGCCGAGGATCATCCGGCCGTTGCCGTGCAGGGTGCAGCCGTCACGGGTCGGGGCGTCCAAGATGATGCGGGCCACGGCTTCCCGGCGGCAGCCGAGGAGGTCGGTCAGCAGCATACAGGTGTGGATCGTGACCAGCTTCAGGCCCGAGGGGGCGAAGACATCGTAGGAGGCGTTCAGGGCGGCGGTGTCGGTCATGTCGGTCTCTCTCGGTTTGCGCTTGGCGGCGCGGGGTTAGGTGGCGAAGAACCAGACGCCCTTGTCGGTCACGTCGAGGTGGCCCGCCAGTTGGACGCCCAGCCGCTCCTCGGTTTCCTTGTCCGAGGGGAGGTCGGCGAACGAGACGTGGATGCCGTTCTCCCCGACCAGGTCGGTCAGGGCGTAGGGCTTGACCCCGGCGGCGAGCAGGATCGTTTTGATTTGGGCGAGGGTCATCGGCTTAGAACATTTCGATCTGGGTGACGGCGGGACGCCCCGGCATGGGTCAGGGCGTCGGCCCGGAGGGCGCGGGGGGTCGGTGTGCACAGGCTCACGACATTGCCTCCAGCTTGGCCCGCGCGACGTCGGCGGCGGCCTCGGCGCGCATCAGGGCCTCGGCCATGACGTTCATCCACCAGACGTCGCCGTATCCGATCCACGGCCGGGTCAGGGCGTTGATGCAGCGGGCGATCGAGTGTTCGGCCTGCGCGAGTTCGCGCCGGGCGATGATCCGGGGCGTCAGGCCTGCGAGGCGGGTCAGGACGTCGGGGGTTATGGGGAAGACGGTCATGCGGCGGCCTTCAGGGCGGGAGCGTCGGTGTTCAGGTCGGCCGCCTTGTCGACGGCGGCCATGAGGCGGCGGAGGTCGGACAGGTTGAGCCCGATGCTGACACCATAGTGGCGGTCATGGATGAAGACGCGGGGATCGGTGGTGTCAGCGTCAACGTCGGGGGGCAGGAGCAGGCTGGCGTCGAGGTTGGTGTCGGCGTCCAGAATCGCGAAGGCGGGAATGGTGCGATAGGTCATGGCGGGTTCTCTCTTGGCGGCGGCGGGCAGGGCCGGGATAGTGGCAAGGGCGGTGGTCATCTTGTCTCTCCGTGAGTGGGGCGCTGCCCCGGGCTGATGATCCCTTTTACGCGGTTTCTGCGTATCCGCAAGCGATCTTTCCGCACCGGATACCGCTTTTTGTGTTGCGGTCGGCTCTCGCTCACTTTAAGGCTTGGCTTCTCACCGGGGCAGCGCCCCACCTGATCGAGGACAAGCCGATGACCCGTGACGAACTGCTCCGGGACGCCCGGGTGGCCGAAGTCCAGCTGATCGCTGAAGGCGAGATTGCAGAATGATCGGGCCCGTTCTGGTCGGCATGGAATCCAGCGGCCGGACGCGCGACGCGCTACTGGCCCGGGGCGTTGACGCTATCTCGTGTGACCTCCTGGCGACGGCTTCGCCCGGACCCCACATCGAGGGCGACCTGTTCCACAATCTCCAGCGCGACCACCGCTCAGGACGGCCTTGGGCGGCCGGGCTCTTTCACCCGACCTGTACCTATCACGTCGTCGCGGCAGCTTGGGCCTTCGCGGACCCGGACCTTGACCGCTACCCGGACAAGGGCGGCTATCATCAGAGGGTGAAGCCCGGTACGCTGGTCGGTGCTGAGCGCCGGGCCGCCAGAGCCGCCGCCGAGGCCGATCTGGAGCGCATCCGGCTCGCGCCGCTGGTTCTAAAGATAGTCGAGAACCCTCGGGGCACTATCTCGACACGTCTCCCCGGCTATGGCCGACCCTGTGACGTGGTCCAGCCCTATGAGTTCGGAGCCGACGCCAGCAAGGCGACGTGCTTGTGGGCGTTCAACCGCGAGGGCCGGAAGGTCCCGCTTCACCTACCCCGTGATCCAGCCGCCTATGTAGCGCCGCGCTGGGTGGAGACCCCGACCGGCCCGAGGCCGCGTTGGGGAAATCAGACCGACGGCGGTCAGAACCGGGAGACCCCCGGGGACGACCGCTGGTCAGTCCGCTCCGAGACCTATCCCGGAATTGCGGCGGCTTTGGCAGAGGCGATCTATCAGTTCTGCCGCGTCAGAGCGGGAGCGGCGCTGTGATCGTCCAGCACGACACCCCGCGCGGCCCGGCCTTCTCGGTCGATCATCGCGGCACCGCCTATTACGCCAGCAAGATCGCGGGCCGGTGGTGCGTCGCCTCGACCCGCCTTGCGACGCGGTCGGCCGGGTTCGGTCAGTGCCGCTGGTTCGACGACCTCGCCGGGGTCGAGCGCGCCCTGAAGGCCTTCGCGGGCCTGACCGCCCTTGTCTCGGTGACGGCGTGAACAGCGCCGACATCAAGGCCGCTCTCGGGCCGGTCCGGGTGAAACGCTGCTGGACCAGCTTTCGGGTCTGCACCCTTGACGGCTCCCCGGTGGCGCCGTTCGTCCCGGCGGCGGAGGCCCTCGGGTTCCGCGTCTTCGTTAACCAGGCCCACGAGGCCTTCCTGTATCCGCAACCGAGAGACCGATGACACCGACCGAACTTCGAGACGCCCGCGCCAAGCTGGGCGCCCTCTGGGGCCTGGGCCGCCCGCTCATGATGACCGAGATGGGCCGCGCGTTGCGTCTGGCGGGGAAGGACCCGGGCCAGAGCGTTCGTGACTACGAGCGGGGGAAGACGCCGATCAGCGGCCCCCTCTCGGCGATTGTGGACCTATACCTGGCCGGAGCGCACCCGGTCGACGGCCTGGCGGCGGTGGTCAAGCGCCAGATGAGCGAGCCGGTCTAGTGCCGTGCCCTGACTGCGAGGCCGCCTGCCTTCGGATGAAGGAACAGGGCTTCCGACCCTGGCGCGGCCGGTTCGCCTGCTGGACCCACGCCCCCGTCGACTGGGACGACTTCTGCGCCCGGAACGGCATTTCGTTTGACACCCCACCGGCTCACCAAGCCGACCTTTTTCAGGAGACCTGTGATGACTGATCTGGATGTGCTGGAGGGGCTGGCGAGCGATTGTTTATTGGTGTCGAACGGCCTCGATGCGCGAGCCAAGTCACGTCGCTTCCGAGCGGCGGGTCACCCCGTCGGAGGCGAAGGGATGAGCGCGACAGAACGCTATGTCTTCCGGCAGAAAGTTAAGATTGTCGCGGGCGTTTATCGCGGGAAATCCGGCGTCGTCCAAGAGCAACGAAAACTGGTCTTGGTGAAACCAGAGGTGGGGCGTCCGGCGTGGCTAAAAGCTTCCAGTATTCAGCCTATGGAGCCCCCCCAATGACCTCGACAGAACCGAGGGTCGGGGAGGCGATTGCATGGGCTTCCGAATGGACGCCCCTTCCCGCTGATCCCCTTACCGATGGGGTGGGGGAATGACCGCCCTTCGAAAGTCCGGCCGCGACGAGAGAGACGCCCTGTTCACGAAGCTGTGGAATCAGGGCTTGTCGCATGAGGTCATAAGTCAGCGGACCGGCCTGGCCCGAAACAGCATCCAGCCGACCCGCCGCAGGCTGGGCCTGGAGCCCCGGACCGGCAATGATAGGCAGTGGTCATGAAGCCGGACTTCTCGCTGATACCGGAGCCGGATCGGTCGGTGGTCAAGCGCAAGCCCCTGACGCCGAAACAGCGGGCCGAACTGCTCCTGGCCCAGAACGGGTTCTGCGGGTGCGGGTGCGGGATCAAGGTGAACCATGCCGTCGAGGGGTCGATTGACGAACACCTGAACCCCCTCGGCCTGACCGGGACGAACGACCTTGAGAATCGCTCGATCTGGCGCAAGCCCTGCTCGGCGGCGAAGACCGGCGACGACCTGGGCGACATTGCCGAGGCGAAGCGCCGATCCGGAGAGAAGGGTCAGTATGCACGGCGGATGAAGAACGGGCCGACGATCAAGGCCGGGCCGTCGAACTGGCCGAAGGGCCGCAAGCTGGAAAGCCGGGGCTTCCCGAAGGGCCGCAAATAGCCGCTTGCCTATACGCTAAACGTGCGATTCAAGGGACGGGCAACGGGGCGACGCCCCACCCAGCCAGGACCGCCCGACATGCCCGAGATTGACGCCCACCCTACATACTTCGGCCGCGACGGCCGTCTGTGCCGGAACCCGGTGGCCTGGACTGCCGTCGTCAACGTCAACGGCCAGACAAAGCTGATCGCCGGAGCCTCGTCTAAGCGTCAGGCGTTGCGCTTGGGCGTCGAAGCCGCCGCCCGGATGACGACCGCCGCTTAAATCTTCACCGGCCGCGCCAACGGCCCCTATCGAGAGAACCCCACATGCCTGACCTGATCTCCCGCGCGACCATCGCCGACGTCGAGCGCCGACGCCAACGGGCGCTGGACCTTCACGCGGCCGCGTTTGACGCCCTTGCAGGGGCCTTCGAGGCGTCGGCGGCTGCGGTATCCCAAAAGGCCGGGAACGGCCCCCACGCGGCTGCGGAGCGACTTCAGGACCGTAATGACCGGCCGCCCCACGGCGCCGACCCTCGCGACTGGTATCTGGAGACGGTCAGGAAGACGACCGACCGCGCCGTCTGGACCTTCCTGATCGACTTTATGGAGCTGGAGCGGATCATGGACCGGACCGCCCGGGATCAGTTCCGCGCCCAGCTTGCCGTGGACCCGCCTGAGGCCACGGCGGAGACCTGTTACGCGACGTTCTCGAAGCTGATCGGGGACCGGGGCCTGATCTTCCAGCGGGGCGTCGCCCTCGCCTTCTCGGGCCTCGACCGACGGTTCCGGTCTCACGACGGGTTCAAGATCGGGAGCCGGGTCGTCCTGTCCGGGGCCATATCCGATTGGGGCGGCTGGAGCCGGTCTCAGGACGAGGTCCTTCGGGACGTCGAGCGGGCGTTCTATGCCCTAGACGGTGGCAAGCCGCAGCCGAACCGGACGGCCGGGATCATTGGGACTTGGGAGACCGAGCGCCGGGCCGCCGGGCGGACCCTGTCGCGTCAGGCCTTCGAGGCCGAGGACGAGTATTTCCTGATCCGGTCGTTCAAGAATGGAAACGTCCACCTCTGGTTCAAGCGGAAGGACCTCGTGACGAAGGTCAACCTCCTGCTGGCCGACTACTACGGCGCCGGGCTTGGCGTCGGCCCTGACGCCGCCGAGCCACAGCACCGGAACGCGGTCGGCCCGGCGAAAAACTTCGGCCTATTCGAGACGCCCGAGAAGCTGGCCCTGCGCCTTCTGAACGACGCCGGGGTCTATACGCCGGACACCTATAGCGGCCGGGGATACCCGCGCCTCCGGGTCCTGGAGCCGAGCGCCGGTCGCGGCCGGATCGCCCTTCCCGCCGTCGCCGCCGGTCACGACGTGTTCTGCGTCGAGGCCCAGCCTGAACTCGCCTCCGGCCTTATGGATGCGGTTCGCGCTGTTGGCCCCCATACGGCGCGCGTCATCGTCCGCCGGGCTGACTTCCTGGAGACGACGCAGGCGGACCTCGGTCTGTTCGACGCGGTGGCTATGAACCCGCCCTTCGACCGTGGTCGGGATGTCGACCACGTCCTGCACGCCCTGAAGTTCCTGAAGCCCGGCGGGAAGCTGGCGGCCATCATGGCGGCCGGTGTCGAGTATCGGGAAGACCGCCAGACCGTCGCCTTCCGCTCCCTCGTTGAGCGCATGGGCGGCCGCTTCCGGGACCTCCCGCCGGGGTCGTTTGCCGAGTCCGGCACCAACGTCAACACCGTCGTCCTCACTCTCAAGAAAGGGGCCTGATTCATGAGCCACATCACCATCCACCAAGGGAGCCCGGGCGGGAAACCGCCAGCCCGGCTCACCAAAGCCTCGGCTGCGGCCGTTAAGGCCGGGGCCGTAAAACCCCAGAACCGCAAACAGTGACGGGCCACGAAAGCCCTCACGAAAGGCTCCTAACGATGACCACCTTCCCCGCCGACATCCCCGGTCGCCTCCGGGTCGCCTACCTGATCGCTGAAACCATCGCCACGCAGGGCCGGGCCATCAAGCCCCGCGTGAACGACAGGGGCGACGGCCGGGTCTATATCCACGGCTCGGTCGACCTCGGCCTGGTCGTCGATGCCCTGCTGGCCGCCGCGCCCCCGGAGCCGCGCCTGTGGTGGAATGATGGGCCGATCCTTGATCAGGCGCGAGCGGCGGTGGTCGAGGTCATGGAGAAGACCGCCGAGGGTCGAGGCTCTGTCAATTTCGACTTCCTTGCCGGGCAGTGTGCCGCCGCCGCCCTCCAGGTCGCCCACCGGGCGGGCTATGCGCCGGTCAGGTCGCCGGTTGACGGCCGGGCCGCGTCGCGCGAGACATAGCGGGCCAGGGGTTTCCCGCCCCCCGTCCCTGGCTTGTCTGAACCCCCTCTGGCCCGCGCCGGAGGGGGTTTTTTCATGCGCGCTCGATCCTGATCTTCGCCTCGATCCGGCGGGTCCGCAGTCGACCGGCGCCGTCCCGGAGCAGTTCTCCCTCTCGACGGACGGCCTGAACAAACCAGCCGTTATGGGCGTCCGCCTCGACGACGTCCCGGATCGGGCGGCCGTTTGCATACAGGACCCGAAACGCGCGCCAATCAGCGGGAACGGACCCCGCTTTGATGTAAAGGACCGGACGGGGCGGGAACGGCATCAGACGGGCTCCTGGGGGTGTTCTGCGGCCGTCGCGGCCCGGACCTTCATTCGCCGCATCCACGGCCCGAGTTCATCGTTCAGCTTGGCGAGGCCGAACGCGTTCGCGGCGACCAGTGTGCGGGAGTCACCGTCCCAGGTGCAAGGGTCGATCCATGACCGGGCGAACGGCTCCCCGAGTAGGTCGACGACACCCTGACGAAGGGCGGCCGGGCCGTTGAACGCGACAGGGGCCTTCACGGCGCCGGACGTCCCGGCCGTCAGCCAATGCTCGAAACGCCCGTCGCTGAGCCACGTATGCAGCCCCGGCCCCCCGGTGCGCTTACAGTCCTCGTCCCCGGCGACATAGCGGGCCATCGCGGCAGCCAGCACCGGCCCCGGGGCGGAGCGCAGGGCCTTGCGCCACTCCCGCCAGGCCTTTGACTGGCTCGACCGCTTGCGGCCCTGTTCGGTTGACGCGGCCCAGATCGCGGCGAATTCCGAATCAGTCTCCCAGGCCTCAACCTTCGCTGCCGGTTTCGGTGGCTCTCCGAGGTCAAGGCCGGTCGGCATCGGCGGCGCCGATCCGGCAGAGGATGCGTTAGCATCCTTTCTTTCTTCTGGTTCTGGTTCTGGTTCTGGTTTTGGGGGCAATAGCCAAGCAAATGCTTGCCGATTTCCCTTTGAGTTTCCTACAGATACCGCGCCGCCCTTTTTTCCGGCCTCTTTCCGTTTACGCGACGTGGATTCGTAAGCGGCCAGTTCCTCGCGCACCCGGCCGTGCCACCACTTGCCCCGGCGGAGGGCGAAGAAGTCCAGAATCACGGGCTTGATACAGGCCCATTCCGCAGGGGTGCAGAGCGCCCACGCGGCCAGCTTTGCGTCGTCGTCGGGGAGCGCGCCGCCCAGCCGCCAGGCCTCACCGATCAGCAGGAAATATGCCCCGTGCTGGTCGCGGGTTAGGTGCCGGGTCGCCTTGTGATAGTCGCCCCAGAACAGCTTCATGTAAGGGGGGGCGCTCATGCGTCACCGTAGGGCAGGCGCTGGCTGCCATAGTCGGACGTCCGGGCCAGGTTGCCGAACTTCGTGATTTTGCCGTCGAACGCGAGCCGGACGGTCCCGATAGGGCCGTGGCGCTGCTTCCCGATGATGACCTCGGCCTGGCCCATGACCCGGGACATTTCCTCGGTCCATTCGAGGTGCTTTGCGGACCCCGGCTCCGGCTCGGTCCGGCTCAAATAGTATTCCTCCCGATAGACGAACATGACCGCGTCCGCGTCCTGCTCAATCGACCCTGACTCCCGGAGGTCCGCAAGCTGGGGCCGCTTATCGTCCCGCTCCTCGACCTTCCGGGATAGCTGGGACAGGGCCAGGATCGGCACGTTCAGTTCCTTCGCGAGAGCCTTCAGGCCCCCGGTGATGGCTGTCACCTCCTGAACCCGGTTCGCGCTCCCGCCGCGCTGACCGTCGACCGTGACAAGTTGGAGATAGTCGACCACGATCAGGTCGAGGCCGGTCCGCCGTTTCTGGCGTCGCGCCCGGGCTCGCAGCTTGGCGATGCTCTGGCCGCCGGTCGCGTCGATGTGGAGCGGTATCTCGGCGATCAGGTCCTGCGCGTCTCGCATCTTCGAAAACTCGTGGGCCTCGATCTCCCCGCGCCTGATCTTCTCGGACGGGACGCCGGACGCCTCGGCAAGGATGCGGGTTGCAAGCTGCTCGCCGGACATTTCGAGGCTGTAGAAAAGCACCTGACCGCCCGCGACGGTCTTCCGGCCGTTCGGTGCGCCCGGGTCCGGCGCCCACTGATAGGTCTTCGCGACGTTGAATGCGATGTTGGTCGCGAGGGCCGTCTTACCCATAGAGGGCCGCCCGGCGAGGATCAGGAGGTCGGAGGGGTGCAGGCCCCCCAGCTTGTAATCCAGATCGTTCAGGAGGGTCGCCATGCCGGTCAGCTTGCCGTCTCGGGCGTAGGCGGCGGCGGCGGCATCCATCGCCCCCTGTAGGGCGTCCCGGAACGTCTGCACGGCCCCGGCCTGCTCCCCGGTCTCGACGAGGGCATACAGCGCCCCCTCGGCCGTCTCGATATGCTCCAGCCCGGTGCGGTCCGGGTCGGCGGCGGCCACCTTGATCTCGCCCGCGACCCGGATCAGTTCCCGGCGCAGCGCAAGGTCAAAAATCTCCCGTGCGTAGTCCGGTGCCGCGAAGGCCGGAGGGGCGCGGTCCATCAAGTCGGCGAGATAGCGAAGGCCGCCAAACTCGGCGAACGCCGGGTCTGCACTGAACTTCCCCACCAGAAGCGTGGGCTCGGCTAGGATGCCCAACCGGATGCTAGTCTCAATGGCGTCGTATAGGCGATGGTGAAACGGTTCATAGAAGTGAGCGCCCCGAAGGCGGTCCGGCAATCTCTCGTAAATGGCGTTGTCAAACATCAGCGCGCCAAGTAGCGCCTGCTCGGCTTCTAACGACATCGGAAGGGACGGAACGTCAGCGTCGCGAGGATCGAAGCCGATCATGGCCGGCTCCCCTTTATCCGCTGGTATCGCACCTTTGATCTATCGCGGCGGCAATGACGACAGAACCGCCCGCCACGATAGATGCTCGTATTTTCCTCGCTGTAAGGGTGGCCCTGAGGGCAATGGGTCTTAACCTTTAGGTGCAGGCCGCTATCGCCCCGCCGAACCTTTTCGGCTTGGGTCACCGGCTGGAGATGGTTTGGAAAAACACACGAGGGACGCCTGCACAGGTGGTCGAGGCAATAGCCGTCCGGTATCGGCCCGACAAAGACCTCATACGCCAGACGGTGCGCGTATTCGAGGCGGCGGTTCCCTTCCGCAATGCGCCCTAATCTGATCTGACCGTAGCCGTTGGCGGTCACACCACCGGTGAAAATCCAGCAGCCGGTCGAGGTGTCGATCTCGACCCGCTTCAAGAGCCGGAGCGCCGCGTCACCCAGCGGCACGTCCCTAGCGCGAGCAAGGGCTGGCGGGTGTTGCAACGCAATCGGCGCGCACGTATTCTCAGGGTCGATCACGTCAGGCTCCTCAACAGCCGGTGGTTATAGGCGGGCTCGGTTGTGGTGACCGACCCGCCTGCCTTCCTTTATAGCCCCTGCGCCGCCCGACACGTCAACAGGGTTGTCGCACGCAGGCGCGATCCGCTATCAGTCGAACAGGCCCTGGGTTTCCGCGCCCGCTGATCTCTCGCGGTTCTTCACGTGGACAGGGCTTAGGACCGGGGTGGTGCTTGGCGGCTTGCCCCGGTCCCCTTCGGGGCTGAAGCGATCAACCTCATTCCCCCACGAAGCCCAGCCCGGCCGCGCCTCCCGGCTGAATAGTTCCAGATACGGGCCTCGATACAGCGTCTCGACCCTCTCGAAATGCTCGTCAGGCTTCCGGCTGTGTTCCCGGCGCTGGGCATAGAGGAAGTCCCTGACGGATCGGTTCAGGACCCGGGGCGAGCCGCGCGTCGCCAGCAGGCATGGCTCCAGGTTCTTCCGCGTCCCGTATCCGCCGCCGAAGGCATACTTGCCGGTGGTCGGGTTCCGCTTGATCCACTCCCAGGCGAGGCCGCTGTAGCGGAAGCCCCAGGCCTTGATGACCTTCTCGGTGTTGAAAATGTTCGGCCAGGTCGTCCAGATGAACAGGGCGCAGTCGTCGGCCGCAACGTCCCGGACCGGCATGGCGCAGAGTTCATCGACCGCCATCGTGGGGTAGTGGCGTTCGGGGCTCTTGCCCTTACCCGCGTCAGAGAAGGTCTCGAAGGGCCACGGCGGGTCAGCCGATATGACCCGGAACGGGCCTATAGGCAGAGGCGCGGTCATCGGTCGGCCCGGAGGTCAGCCAGCGCCCCGCGAGCGGCCTGAACCGCCGTCCGGGACCAGTCGGGTTCACCCGGGTTAAAGGCGGCCGAGCCTCGGGCGGCGATGCCGTGCCAGGCGACAAGGTCAGCAATAGCGGCCTGATTCAGCAGGCTGAACCGCGCCTCGCCCTCCTCGGTGCCGTAGCACCAGACGTATTTCCGGCGAAGGGTATGGCGCGCATCCTCGGCCTCCGCCTCCCGTCGGCGCTGGGCGATCAGCCCGTTGCGGGTCACAGGAGGCCTCCCCGGTTGGCTCGGATTATGTTGTCCCACTTAGCGGCCTCTCGGGGGTTGACCTCCTTCAGCCCGAGGCCCCACCCGGCGAAGGCGTCGGCCGCGTCCTCCTGGCCGTCGACCTTCTTCGGCGGCAGATTGATGCCGCACCCGAGGGCGACCTGAACCATTTCAGCCTTCGAGGCATAGGCGCCGCCGGTCAGGTATCCCTTCAGCGTCTTAGGGTCGCGCTCGAAGGTCGGGATACCGTGACGCGCCGCGATGGTCTCCAGCAGGACGCCCAGGCCGTAGGTCCGGCGCAGCTTCATGAGGGTGTCGTGTTTGACGAGGAGGGGGCTTTCGTAGCCGATCAGGCCGGGCCGATACTCCTCGATATGTCGCTCGACCCGGTCCGAAAACTGAAGGCCCATCACCCCCAGGTCGTCGCCGTGGTCATCGAGGCGGAACGCGGAACAGACGGGGCGAACCTCGCCCGTTCCGCTGCACCACCCGACGAGGCCCGGGCTCAGGTCCCAGAACGAAACCTGGACCGGGCCTGCCATCAGACGGGCTCGGTGTTGGCAGTTTCCGCGCCAGCGAGGTCGGCATCGGCGCTGTCGTCCTCGGCCTCGTCTTCAGGATCAGCCGAGTCGGCGCCCTCGTAGTCTTCGATGACCTGACCGACAATCTCCGGCTCGACCTCGGCCACGGCGTCCAGAATTTCCGCGCCGAGGTCCTGTCCCTTGCCGCCCTTGATCACGCCCAGAGTCGGACGCGCCGGGTCGGCGAGGGACAGCGCCAGCTTCGTCTGGCCCTCGCCCCAGGCCTCCATCCATTTCTGGTGGAAGCGGTCCGGGACGTGAGCCGCTTTCGGGTCACAGGAATCACCGCGAAGGCCCGCGCCGTAACCCGCGCCGATCCAGTCCTGCTCGTCCTTCGCCGCGTCGGGCATCCGGGCTTCGAGGTCGCTCTGGGTCATCGCCGGGAGGCCGAGATATTGCCGATACCGAACCTCGCGCTCCCATTCCTCGCGCTGGCTCTTCCGCTCGCCGGTCACGGCCGTCTCGGTCAGCATCTTGCGGACCAGGCCCTTCGGGTGACCGTCCGCGACGCCCTGATCGAGGCGCTTGTTCACGGCCTCGCGCCGGGTCTTCACTACGGCAAGGGCTTCTTCGAGCGGCCCCTGTAGGCCTCGGACGTCGGACAGCAGCCGGTGGAGGCTCTTTTCCTCGGCTTCCAGGATGGCCTGAAGGTTGTTCTTCGGAATGCCGTCGTCCTTCCGCTCGACCTTGGCCGGGGCGTTCTGCGCCCTGATCTGATCGGATTGAGACTGCGGTTTCGGCTTGCGTGGCGCCATGACGTGGGTTCTCCCGCTGGCGCAAGGCGGGGGCCAGCATCCCGTTTTCGGTGCGGATAATCGAAGCCCTCGCCGGGCCGCGAGGTATAGGGGCGGGGGCGGTCTCTCTCTTGGCGGCCCGTCGTCCGTAAGCTACCCCTCATGGGGGGTCAATGAGAAATAAAACGGCGGTCTATTGCGTTTTCGGGCGGCCAGGGCTTATTGTCCCGTTTCCAATCAGACGCGCCCCGCCAAGCGCAGGAGAGACACAATGAAAGATCCATTTGCGCCGGACCCGGCGCTGGTCGCCGCGTTGCGACAGGCTCACGCCGCGCTCGTGATGATGACCCAGCCGGACGCGATCAAGAAGACGACAGTCGCGGTTGCCTATGCCGTCGTCGTCGAGGCCGAGGCCGCCACGCGCAGGGCTATCGAGGCCGTCGAGACGCCACGTCGATCCGGCCCGCGCCGGGAATCGCCTGAAGATCAGGCGGGCCTCGCAGTCCGGGCAACGGCCGCGACCGCGCTAGTCATAGCGACCCTGTCGGCCCACGCCCCGACCCTTCCCGTTCACGTCATCAAGGCGGCGGCCGTCGCGGCCGGTAACGCCGCAATCGAGAGGAACCGCGCATGACCGACCTCCTGAAAGCGCTAGTCCAGTCCGAAGGGCTCGCGCTTATCGGCGCCCAGATCGCGACGGCCGTCGCGGCCCACCGGGCGCATGAGTCGTGGGTCGAGATCGCCAAGGGCGACCCGGAACAGATTCGAGCCGCCTATGCCACCGTCACCAGCGCCAAGATCGCCGAGATGCGCTCCGCTCTCGACACCCTAGAGGAAACCCTTCGATGACCGACGTCGCCGCACCGATCCCCGAAACCGGGTCCGCCCTTGTCCTTCGGGTCAATGAGAACCCATCGATCGTGCTGCTCGATGCGGCCCGGTTCGACCGCTTCTATGACGCGGTCCGGGAGGAGACATCAAAGCTGGTCCCGGACCTGACGACCGCCAAAGGCCGCGACGAGATCAAGTCGATGGCATTCAAGGTGACGAAGACGAAGACCGCCATCGACGCCGCCGGGAAGACGCTCAAGGAGGAGGCGCAGAAGACGGTTCAGACCGTCGATGCGGCCCGCCGGACGATCCGGGACAAGCTGGAGGCGCTCGCCGTTGAGGTCCGCGCGCCCCTGACTGAATGGGAGGTCCGCGAACAGGTGCGGATCGAGAAGGCCGAGGGCATCATTCAGGGCCTGCGGGCCGACTCCGTCTTCGGCGCCCTCGATACCGCTGCCGATATACAGGCGCGATTGGACCGGGTGACCGGCGCCGTTCTCGACCGGGAGGTTCTGGCTGACCGGTTCGACGACGCGAGCGACCTTCACGCACAGGCCGTTTTCACGCTGGAGGCGGCGCTCGTCCGCATCCAGCGTGAGGAGGCCGACCGTGCCGAACTCGCCCGTCTGCGCGCCGCCGAGGAGGAACGCGAGGCCGCTAAAGCCGCGAAGCAGGCCGCCTATGAGGCCGCCAAGGCCGCCCAGCGCGAGGCCGCCGAGAAGGAGGCCGCCCGGGCAGCGGCGGAACATGCGGAGGCCCTTCGGATTGAGACCGCCAAGCGCGAGGCCGCCGAGGAGGCGTATCGCCGGGCAAAGTCCGAGGACGAGGACAGGCGGAACGCCGAGATCGCCGCCCGTGATGAGGAGCTGGCGGTCGCCCGCCGTCGCGCCGAGGAGGCCGAGGCCGCCCGCAAGCGTCAGGAGGCGCAGGCCGAAGCTGATCGACAGGTGTTAGAGCGAGAGGCCGAGGCGCAACGCAAAGCCGACGAGGCCCGAGCCGCCGATCAGGAACACCGGGGCCGGATCATGGGGGCGGCCAAGCAGGCCGTCATGGGTCACGGCGTCGGCGAAACCACCGCCCGGGCTATCGTCCTCGCAATCGCGGCGGGCGAGGTCCCGGCCGTCTCGATCCGGTTCTAACCTCAGGCCCTTGAGCCCCGAAAGGAAACACGACCATGACCGACGAACCCACCAACGTCTGCGCGCCGGACAAGGCCCCCCGCCGGACCGCCCGGGCCGCAGCCAAGGCCCGGACCTATCAGAAGGTCCTGGAGGCCGCCGCCGACCTGTTTGGCAAGCCGGGCGGGTATGAGGCCGCGACGATCCGCAGCATCGCCGCCGCAGCCGGTATGTCGACCGGTGCGGTCTTCGCCAGCTTCGAGGACAAGGCCGCGATGTATCGGGCCGTCTATGGTCACCCGCCGATCACGCCGGAACAGGGGCGGAAGTTTAGAAGCCTGCTTCTCGACGTTCTGGAACACGGCGTGGGCAACGCCTTCTCCCAGGCCGCCGAAGCGTATCTGGATGACCACGGCTTGCTTCCGAACCCGGAGACAGGCCTGTGAACGTCACCGTTTACGAGGCCCGGGACGAGGCCCGGCCGGAACACCGCTTCGTGGCCCTGATCGATTACGACGGGTTCAAGGGGACCAGCCCGCACCTCTGCTCGTTCACCCGGGCGCCGACCTATGACGAGGCCCGCCGCAAGGGTGAGGCGTTCGTCGAGGCAACCCGGAACCCGGTCAAGAAACACCGCGCCCCGACAGACGCCGCCCACCTCCGGGACGGCCCTGACGAACCGCTGGAACACAGCCTGGAGCCGGTCTAGGTTCCGGCCCGCGACCGCCAACACATCAACAGAGAGACACCCGCCATGCACGTCATCAAATGGGACGGCCAGCCGATCACCCAGCCCGGCATCTATTCCGGCATCCCTATGCAGTCGGAATACGACGACGACGGGAACCGGACCCGCCTCGGCTATCATGACTTCGAGATTTGCGACGGGCCGAGCCTGTCGTCAGGCATCCTCCGGGCGACCGAGCAGACGTCGATGGACGAGGTCTGGCTGAAGTTCCCCGGGAACCCTGACCGCCCGGACGAGGGTGACAAGGAGCACTTCAGCCGGGGCCGAGCGCGCCACACCCTGTTCCTCGGGGAATCGGGCTTCGCGGCCGAGTTCGTCATGCGGCCCGCTACCTATCCGGCCGGGGCGACCTACCCCTCGAAGGACGGGACCGAGGACAAGAAATGGACCTACGGCGCCGCCTGGTGCAAAGCCTGGCGCGAGGCCCAGCGCGAGGCCGGGCGGTCGATCCTCCCGACCGAGGAGATGGAAGACATCAAGGGCGCGGCCCAGAAGCTGAACGCCCACCCCGAGATCAGAGACGGCGGCATCCTGAACGGCCTGATCGAGCATTCGATCTTCTGGAAGGACCCTGTCACCGGCCTCTGGCTGAAGGCCCGGCCCGACGTCATCCCGACCGACAGCGCCATGATTGTCGATTACAAGGGCGCTCGCGACGTCTCGTATCGGATGATCGAGAAGGCCCTCTGCGAGTCCGGCTATCACCAGCAGCTAGCCCTGATCGGGGAAGGCATCCGGGAGACGGCCAGTATCGAGATCACCGACTATGTCCTCGTTTTCCAGAAATGGACCGCGCCCTGGTCAGTCAACGTCAAGCCCATCGCGGGCGAGGCGATCCAGTATGGGGCGATGCAGAACCGCCGGGCGATCAACCGCATTGCTGAGGCGCTGAGGACCGGCATCTGGCCCGGGCCGTCTGACGACGGCGTCCCGGTCAGTCTCCCGAAATACACCCGCGACCGGCTCGACGCGCAGCACAAGGCGGGCCTCCTGCCCGATCCCACGCTGCCGTCCTAACCCTTGCCATTTCGCTTATAGTCGCGTTTAACAGGCGCACGGGACGCCAAGCCCGGGAGAGAGAAAACGCCATGCCGGAACCGTTAAGCAAAGCAAACCTAGACGTGTTGCAACACGTTTTCCGGCGGCTGATCGACGGCGAACTGGCCTCCCTTGGCGCCGAGCGTCACGGCCTCCGGGTCAAGCGGGAGCAGGCGGAGTTCCTAGCCGAAGTCGAGGCCCACAGAAGAGACCCCATCCCTTTCTAACCCCTGAAACCGAGAGACCAGACTATGATCAACCAGGCCACAAACCTCCCCGCCGAACGCCCGGCCCGAGCGCCGATCACGACCGGCGGGACCGTTGGCGCCCTGATTCCGCAGGACATCGAACAGGCCTATCGTATCGCCTCCGCCTTCGCCGGGTCCGGCATGGTCCCGAGCAGCTTCGGCAATAAGCCGGAGGCCTGTTTCGTCGCCATCATGGCCGGGGCCGAGGTCGGCCTGCCGCCGTTCCAGGCCATTCAGTCCTTCGCAATCATCAACGGCCGCCCGTCGATGTGGGGCGACGCCCTCGTGGCCGTCATCCGAAACCAGGGCTTCAAGATGCGGGAATGGTATGAGGGCGAGGGCGAGGAAATGATCGCCCGCTGCGAGGTCACGCGCCCCGATAACAGGGAGGTTATCCCGGGCGAGTTCAGCGTTGCCGACGCGAAGAAGGCGGGCCTCTGGACCAAGGCCGGGCCGTGGCAAACCAGCCCGAAGCGAATGCTGAAGATGCGCGCCCGGGCGTTCGCGATCCGGGACGGCGCAGCGGACGTCCTGCGCGGATTCCAGGTCACCGAGGAGACCGAGGACTATCAGCCGATCACCCCGGGGCCTGACCGTTCGCCCCCGGCGCCGGTGTCGATGCGCGCCAAGCTGGCCGATCAGGCCGGAAAGCAGGGATTCGATCCGGCCCACGTCGCGGCCGAGACCGGGGAGACCACTGAACAGGCGGCCGAGGAGGTGATCGAGGCCGAAAGCATCGAACCGGAGGTACGGGCCGACCCGGTGCAAGAGCCCGAGCCGGAACAGGAGGCGACGGTCACGGCCGACCCGGTCGATGGCGCCGACGACCTGATCCGCCAGAACGCATACGACGACGGCTATGCGGGCGAGCCCATCGACGCGGTGCTGGTCATGTGTGAGGACGAGCGCGAGGCCGAGATCGCCCACGCCGCCCACGCAAAGGGCCACCAGGACCGGATCGAGAAGGAGGCCGCCGAACACGCCGCGAGCGAGGCGGCGGTCACGGAGGAACCGGCCGACATCGCCGGTCCGGCCCCGGCCGGGGTCAAGTATCTGCTGGCATCCGACGAGCCTGCAAATGACGGCAAGGTCGCGCTCTATGAGAACGGCGAAGTCTTCAGCCGCGTCCCGGCGCTGTCGGCCGCCGGGAAGTTCTCCCGGTATGATGCCCACCCCGCACCCCAGGAGGCCCCGCAGGCGGCCGAAGTCGATGCGCCCGAGGAAACGGCCCCTGTCGCCGATGACGCCGCCCAGGAGGCCTCACAGGACGACCTGAAGCCGAACGGCCTTTATCAGGAGCTTGCCGCCAAGGAGTCGTGGCTCCAGATTAAGCCCCTACTCTCCGCCCTTTACGGGTCGGCGATGTTCCAGGGCCTGTCGCCGGAGGATCAGGCCGCGACCCGGGCGCACCTGTTCGGTGCCCTGCTCGAAATGAAGGACCGCACCCGCGACCCGGTCGATTGGGCGACCGACGCCGCCGCGTTCGGCCTCTGGCTCGACCACACGGCCGCCGGGAACGACCCCGACCGGGCCAGCATGATCGAGGGGACGTTCCAGGCCCTTCAGGCCACGAAGGCCTACATGACCCGCCTGACCGACGACCAGAAACTCGGCATGGAGCGCCGCGTTCAGGCCGCCGTCGCAAAGATCAAGGGGCGCTGACATGGGGGACGTCACCAAGATCGAATGGGCGGACCGGACCTTCAACCCCTGGATAGGGTGTCAGAAGGTCGGTCCGGGGTGCGACAACTGCTATGCGGAGACGATGGACAACCGCTTCGGCGGCGGCCATTGGGGTCCAGGCGCTCTCCGGCGCCGGACGGCTCCGGCGAACTGGCGCAAGCCTCTGAAGTGGGAGCGGGAACAGGCCGCCCTCTGGGCCGAATATCACTCGCTGGTGACCCATTGCTCCAGCGAGGACCCGCGCCCAGACCGCCCGGAGCCTCGGCCCTGCTTTGTCTTTTGCGCCTCGCTCGCCGACGTATTCGACAATGCCGTTCCGACCGAATGGCGGCGCGACCTCTTCGATCTGATCCGCCGGACCCCGAACCTGACCTGGCTTCTTCTGACGAAGAGACCGGGCAACATCGTCAAGCTGTTCAAGGCGTTCGCCGAGGACGATCTCGGTCCCTACGCCGACGAAATGGGCATCAGGTCCGTCTGGCCAAGGAACGCCGCCATCGGTTGCACTGTCGTCAACCAGGATGAAGCCGACCGGGATATCCCCGTCCTCCTGGAAGCGAAGGCGGCACTGAACCCGGCCTTCGCCTTCCTGTCGATGGAGCCCCTCCTGGGGCCTGTCGATCTCCGGAACGTCTCGACCATGCGCTATCCGGGCGCCGAGTATCTG